GGATAGTAAAATTAAACATAAAAAATTAGCTAATCAAAATCAGAAGCAAAAAGAACTTTGGGATGTAGAAGGAATTTTACATAATCAATGTTTTAAATTTGATCTTAGGCCTATTAAAAATAATCTTAAAATAGGATCGTTTAAAACCAAGGCGGATAAAATGGTTTTTGATATTAAAGATCAATACATTATTGTGGATATAGAAGAATTACATCAATATTTAAAAACAAATAAACTAAAAGATGTGAATTTACAGGATTTGATATCCAAGCTAGATTGGAATATAATACTACCAAAAAATTAAAAACCCTATATAATATAAGGTCTATGTTACAGAAACTCAATTTTAAACCGGGATTTAATAAACAAGCAACAGACTCAGGAGCAGAAGGTCAATGGGTAGATGGTGATTTTGTTAGATTCAGATATGGGCTACCAGAAAAGATAGGGGGCTGGGAACAGCTTACAGTGGCTCGAGAAACACTACCTGGAGCAGCTAGAGCTCAGCATGCTTTTGCAAGTTTTAAAGGTGAAAAATACGTAGCTATCGGAACATCTCAAGGGTTATTTTTATATTACGAAGAAGCTTTCTATGATATTACGCCATTAGCTGCACAGATATCCGGTTCAGCTACTTTTAATACAGTTCAAGGATCTGCTGATTGTACGGTTAATTTAACTTCTCACGGCTTAGAAGCAGGGCGATATATTACTTTTAATACTATGTCAGCTACTCCAAATGGATTTACTTCTTCAGATACATTTACAGAGGGAGCTTTTGAAATAAGAGATGTAACTAGTAATACTTTTAAAATTACAGCTCCTACAGTTGCAGTAAACCCTGGAGGAAGTGCAACAGGATCAGCAACTATTAAACCTTACGAAATCGTTGGTCCTACATTTCAAACCAAAGGTTATGGTTGGGGTACATATCAATGGAATACAGGGACATGGGGAACAGCTAGATCAGTAAGTAATGTTATTCTAGATCCAGGCATCTGGAGCCTTGATAACTTTGGAGAAGTATTAGTTGCAACTATATTTGATGGTAAAACTTTTACTTGGGATGCTGGAGCAACTAACCCTAGAACACTTAGAGCTTCTACCACTACGACAAGTTTTAATACGACAAACAATCCTACAGCTAGCAGATTAACTCTTGTGTCGGATAGAGATAGACACTTATTTCATTTTGGAACTGAAACAATTATTGGAGACTCGACTACACAAGATCCAATGTTTGTAAGATTTTCTAATCAAGAAGATTTAAATACATATCTTCCATCCTCTACCAACACTGCCGGTACATTTAGACTAGATACAGGAAACAAGATTGTAGCTGCTATACAAGGTAAAGACTATGTGTTTGTATTAACAGATCAAGCCGCTTATGTAATTCAATTTGTAGGTCCACCTTTTATTTTCTCTGTAAGACAGGTTGGTACAAACTGTGGATGCATAGGACCTAAAGCTTTGTCTTATGCAAATGGAGCTGTATATTGGATGTCAGCTGAAGGTGGATTTTTTGTATTTGATGGTACAGTTAAATCTTTGCCATGTTTAGTTGAAGACTTTGTATTTAGCACGGACGGAGACAATTTAGGTATAAACTATGGAGCTTCTGATATTGTTTATTCATCACCTAACGCATTATACACAGAAATAAATTGGTTCTATCCTAAATCCGGATCAGAACAAATTGATAGATGTGTAACTTATAATTACTCCGAAGGTGTGTTTACTACATCATCCCTAGATAGATCTAGTTATCAAGATCAGGGTGTATATCCTGAACCATATGCTACAGACTATAGCGCTACAGAGACTCCTGTTTTTGCTGCTATTAGCGGCTTAACTAATAAATATGGTACATCTGTTTACTATTGTCATGAAAAAGGTGATGATCAAATCAACAGTTCTGGTACTACATCAATTAATGCATTTATAAGATCAGGAGATTGGGACATTACATCTAGACGAAGTGCCTTAGGTCAACAAACTGGAGTTACAGATTACAGAGGAGACGGAGAGTTCTTTATGTCCGTAAAAAGATTTATACCTGATTTTAAATTTTTACGTGGTAATTCTACAGTTACATTATTTTTAAATGATTACCCTGATAATACTCCTATAGGCTCACCCTTAGGACCCTTTACAATAACTAAAACCACTGATAAAATAGATACAAGAGCTAGAGGAAGATTAGTAGCTATTCAAATAGCTAATACATCTACAGGTGAATCTTGGCGATACGGAACCTTTAGACTTGATGCACAACCGGATGGAAGAAGATAATGAGTGTAGATAAAAAAATATCATATGAAAAAGATAAACCTGCGGTACAGGGTGGTGTAGAAAATTATTTGGGTAGACAACCAGAAGTTCAAGCTCCAAGAAAATGGAAATCAGCTCCTGACAAACCAGAAACAGAATTAGCTTATATTACCAAAGCAGAAAAAGATTTAATATTAAAAGCAAATATACACGGTGGATTAGAAAAAGGACCTAACATGGGCCCATCAGGAATTATGTCACTAGATAGTTTTGGTGACATTGGTGGAGCTGGTGCGTCTGGTGGAGATACAGCAGCTAGCGGTGGAGCTAACCCAGGTGCAGGTTTTTCGGGTAAAGGACCAAATGAATCTAGACAAGATTTTGCAAATAGAAAAGATGCACAAAGAGCTAACTTACAAAGAGCTGAAAGAAGACAGGCTGACAGATTAGGTTATAGAGAACGTCAGAACATAGCTAATTTTACATCTAGAAAACCAGGGCTTGGAAAGTTTGGTTCAAATATATTTAGTGGTCTCATGTCGTTAATTAATCCAGCTCTTGGTTTATTTACAAGAGGTATAGATTTTTTTGGAGATAAACTTCAAGGTCTTAGAGGTTACAACCCTGATGGATCTCCTAGAACTCAAGCAGAGTATGAAACAGCTAGACAAGCTAGAATTAATGAAAAAAGAATTAGTAATATATTAGGAAGAAAAGCTCCTATTACTGAATCGACTTTATCAACTTTAAGCAAATTAGGATATACAGGTGATATGCCTGCAGTTGGTAGCACTCCTACAAGCAGAGCTATTGCAAGAGACATAGAGCTAAACCCTGAGATGCCACAGTTTGCAACAAGTTATTTACAAAGCTTAGCTCAACCTAAGGTCAATACAATGGTACCAGAAGCGAAGCCTTCAATAAAAGAAGGTATTGAAACTATTGATGTAGGATTTGAGGACCCTGCATTTGAAAACGCATTACAAGCTAAAGTAGTTGGACCAGCATTAACACAAATGAGATCATTAGAAAAAGCAAAAGCACTTTTTGATCAAGGATACGGAACATTTAGCATAGAGGATCAACAGAAATTGGATCAATTAAAAGAACTGGATGCTGATCCCAATCAAACATACAGCATGATAGTATAATGGCTAAAGTAACAAACTATATACCTGAACCAAAACCTGAGTATGATGTAGAAAATCAAAGACAAATATTAGAGTCTTTGAATACTTTACAACAACAGCTTAATTTTTCTTTTCAAAAAGATTTAAAAAACGAACAAGATGCATTTAACTATTTTTTATCATGAGTATATTTTATAAAAATCAAGGTTTTAAACAAGCTAGCACAGGCAAAACTACCGTTCTTGCTTGTCCTACAGATGCAACAATTATAGTTAAGAGTGTATATTGTGCAAACAATGATGCTTCATCAGCTATTTTAGTGCATATGAATTTGGTTGACTTATCTGATTCTAGCGCTGAATATGAATTTTTTAGAGATGATGTAGCAGCTAAGTCGCAAGTAAATGCTGCTCCACAAGGCTTGAATTTAGAAGCAGGAGATGCTATAACTGTACAAGCAGCTACAGGCAGCAATACAATACAAGGCGTAATAAGTTATGCTTTAATAAACAGAGAGAATGAAAACGGATAAAGAAGACATAATTAAAATAGATTGCACTACTATAACTACGTGGCGTAATACTAGAACAGGTGAAACGTTTAAAGAAAAGAAAGAAGGAGCTGATATAGTACAAGATGTAACTGTACAGGTTTCTCCGAAAGGCTTAGACATAATGCAGAAAGTGATGAATCAAAAAAATGATAAACCAAAACCCTAAAGGCGGAACTGAATTACAAGAAGATTATTTACATAAGTATGTAGATAATAAATTATTAAGTGAAGTACAGATCTGTACATCTGTACCAGAAAAAACACCTTTACATCCTACAAAGGTAAATATCCTATGGCAAAAAAATTCTTACGATCAAAGTAATCTATATCCTTGGTTTAAAGATAAATCTAATCACGACAAATACGATTGGTATGTATTTAATAGTCATTGGAACTATGAGCATTTTAGAGATCACTTTGATATACCTACACATAAATCAGTAGTTATTAAAAATGGTATAGATAAAATAGGTAAAGCTCCACCCTATCAAAAAGGTCAACCTATAAAAATTATACATCAGAATACACCTTGGAGAGGATTGTCGGTATTACTAGGTGCTATGCAGTTAGTAAAAAATCCTTTAATAAGTTTAGATGTTTACTCTTCTTGCGAAATATACGGTAAAGATTTTTATAAAA